AGGAACAAGACCTCGTAAAAATACGAGAGAGAACCTTCTTCCAAGTCTTTCCTGTACTTTTGAGCTGCTGCTAAGAGGACATAGCTAAAATACTCAGCATCCATCCAAGCGCCTTTGACCAGCCAAAGAGAATCAAGTATTTCCTTTCTTTTTGCCATCGTATATAGTTATTTATTTGTACTAAGAAAAAGGTATCAGTTTACCTGTGCTTTCCAAAATAAATAAAATAAAGCATTAAAGCGCAAATGGTGCAGACTACCGTAAAGCTTCAAATAGATCCTAACAACAACTCTTTAACCTTTAGTAAGAACTTTAGGATATTTTCGACCAATGATCCAGTCAAAGGTATAACTGAGTTTACTGAATTCATTGAGGATCTAATATTCGGTTCGCCAGGCGCAATCGATCTAACTAATCTCATCCGAAAGATAAGATATTCCAGGAACAAGCTGGACTGGTCTCTCTGGTATGAGGTAGAACCAGGAAACATAGGCGACGCTGCAAACATGATCTTGGATCCAACTGATCCCTTTTATTTTCAAGTCAAGTATGAATATGATGATGGTACTGCTAACGAGATGCCTTCAATAATCCAAGTCAACGAGATAAAGCTTAGGTTCAAGGCAGCACCAGGCACAATAAACGTCTTCACACCAGGCGTCAAGTGTTCGAACGAGACGTACTCTTCGATAATAGCTAACCGCGATCCAAGTTTTAGGCCATACGAAGTAGACAGCGCGATCAACATGTTCAAAGACCTGTCCTTCTTTACCAATCAGATATATGGTCATCAAGTAGTTTACTTTAGGACCCTACCTGAATCGGACAGCGGAGATTATGTTTTCAAGGAATGGACCCTATACAAGAACGTGGATCGCAAGTGTGTAAAGGTAGTCGTTCCAAACAACGCTTTTCCCGAAAACACTCCAAAGTTTACTGAATTCGGTATGGATTTTCAGTTACCTTTTGAGATTCACATTGACCATAAGTATTTTCAATCAATATTCGGTTCCTGTTCCGAGCCAAGAAAGAGAGACTTTCTCTACTTTCCTTTAGTAAACCGCATGTATGAGATACAAGGTTCTTATTTGAGCCGCGGATTCATGATGGAACCAATCTTTTGGAAAGTTCAACTTAAGAAGTTCAATCCAAACATCGATATGCTGCTTACGGATACTACTAGAAGCTTCCTAGACAACGTAATAGTGAACGCAGAACAGCTCTTTGGCGAAGAAGTAGAGAAAGATATTAAGGACAGCACGATGCCAGAACAGTATCAAAAGATAACTACTACTTTTGATTCTTCTAGAAAAGCAATCCATCCAGACGTGATACAACGACCTCTAAAATACACCTTTAATTTTGCTCCTCTAATCGAGAACTATTATGACTTGGGTGGAGTTCCTCCAAACGATATCGTTGTCGAGCTTTTATCAGAGTCTCCAGTATTAAGAACAACGCAATCCGTTGAAACTCTAGCAAACCTAGACAGCCCAGCTAACCCTTCAAACGATGTGATAATCGCATACGAAGGAAGCCAGCTCTATGCTACGTGGAGAAACGGTGGACTCTTAACAAACGACAAAAACGTTAAGAACACGAGCTTTAGGTACTGTAGAGTAAGAGGACCTTTTGACACGATTCCTAATCATGAAGGAGTTTCAGAGCAGGGTAGATACATTAGGGTTGAGGCATATCGCGACCTAAGTTTCAAGGATCAGCGAGACATCTTAACAGACACCGTTTCTGGAAAGACTATCGCAACCTTTAAAGTAAGGGAACCCGCAATAGTCTATAACGCTACTCCTAAGTTCAATAACACCACTAATCGAAACCTAAGCTTCACCTGCTTATTCAACGTGCCAAGTTCAGGTGGACCCATAAACTTTATCGATGGCTTCGACAGCGAAAGCCAGTCTGGAATCCAGATCACCGGTAACTTTGCTAGATACATTAGTAACGAACCGGAAGGTTTGTTGAACCTTACAGTAAAGGTAAACTCGCAAATCAAGAACTACTCTATTGCTAACTTTGTCAGCTCACAATGGCATGCGATAGTAGTTTCAATATCTAACGAGTTCTTACAGTGTGGCGCATACGTCTACAAGATAAACGAGGACCCTAGTGACATCATAAATCACAACGATTTTGTTCCTATCTTACAGAGTACATCGTCCTTCACTCTCACCCAGTTTGAGATAGATCAAAACTATATTCTTCCTAACTCTAACCTGTGGATAACCAACATAAGAGTATTTAACACGATGTTGAAGGAGGAAGAACACGATTTCATCTTAAGTCAACAGTTCCTCAAGGACGAGTCGATGTTGGCCCTTATCGATAACTGTAGAGTTCAGACTAACCTACCATACATCGCCAAAAACAGATAATAAGAATGCAAAGAAGCAACAACGAAAATATCAAAAATGCCAATACTCAGGACGTGTTCCTAAGAAACGCAACTCTTTCTCTATTGGACTTACTCAATCGCGAGATAATCATTTACCTAAAGAGAGGAGACAAGGTAGAAGAACACTCAGTTCCCATCTTTTACAATTTTGGTGGTGACGAAGGCTTTATGAAAGATTTCTTCTTAGAACTGCCTACTGACTGTAACTATCCAAACTTTGCCGAGGGCAATTACGAACAGATGCCTCGCGGAGTCATAACCCTAGAATCCTTTCAAGTAAAGACTGGGGACCTTACTAACAAGTTCGTTAGGGGTAGCTTTAACCAGGAGACCAGGGACGAGAACGATCAAAAGCAGACCAAAGCATATTCGTCTAGGCTTTTCGTCCTACCCTTAAGCCTTACTTATTCTCTAAAGATCGAGAGCGATAACATCAATAAGACCTTTAAGATAATCGAAAGGATATTCGATTTCTATTACAAGAATCAAGTTAGATACTTCCAGTTTAGGGGTACTAGGATTCCAATGCAGATAACTTTTCCTGAGACCGCTCAGTTTCAAAAGAGTTACAACTTTACGTACAACGATGCAAACATCGTTACTACGAGCTTAAGCCTTAATGCCGAGACCTATTTCCCTAGCTTCGACGATCACTCCACCTTCTACAAAGGAAACAGAATAGATCAGTTTAACTTGAGACAAGGGCAGGCTCAGACTGGTTCTGCTCTATCCGATTCGTGGGTAGACATTGACTTCCCACCAAGCGAATAAATAAAACTATATGGAAACTAGAATAGCAAGCTTTACTGAATACCTAGTCGAAAAAGAGATGTTTTCTGAATCAATAAGGTATCACGTCTCAAACAACCTTTCGATACTTGAATCGATCTATAGACCTGGTAGCACAGCCCATCTAGACATCCTGGTTGAGGCTAGGCTCGCCTTTGATTCTGGAAAAATGAGGTTTAGTGGAATAGATCAAAAGCTTCTTTCTGAGACCGAACTTGGTTCGGTAGGTTTCTATCGTGGAAGACGAGTTATATTGGACCTTCCGCTTGAAGAACTAGAATTAAACGAGGAGAAAAAACCTCGTCTAAACTATCCAAAAAGAGGAGGCACCAAAAAGTACCATGTCTATGTCAGAAACCCCAAGACAGGTCGGATCATGAAAATTGCATTCGGAGACGTACATGGCGGACTCACTGCCAAGGTATCTAATCCAAAAGCAAGAAAGAGTTTTGCCGCTCGTCATAATTGTGCCGAGAAAAAAGACAAGACTAAGGCTGGCTATTGGGCCTGCCGAATAAACAGATATGCTCACCTTTGGGGAGGAAAAACTTATCCTGGATACTGGTGATGATTTATACTGACCTCGAAATAGAAAACGATACTCTGATTCGAACCTTTGACGAATCGATAGATCCAATAGAGCTAAAGTGGCACAGGGACGATGAGGACAGGACTGTCGTTGCAATCGAACCTAGCAATTGGAAGATACAGCTAGAGAATCGTTTGCCTTCGAGTTTAGAGACTCCAGTCTTTATCGAAAGGGGCGAGTGGCACAGACTGATAAAAGGAACCGGTAAACTTACCGTAAAAATAATAAAAAGCGATAACTCATGAAAAACCTATTGAACTATAAGCAATACTTGATACTTGAACAGGGATCAGACTCGTGTCCAATAGCAACTCAAAACCTTGAGTTGAATACTCGAAATAGGGATAAATCTATCGAGGCAGACTATATCCAATACGGACCCATGAATCTAACTGATGAAGAATACTGGGTCGAGCTCGCAGACCACTGGAAAACAACTCCAGACGTTGCTAAAAACTCAAACTGTGGAAACTGTGTAGCCTTTGACATTTCACCGAGAATGGAAGAGTGTATGCCAGGAGAAGTTAGTGACTCGGACGGAAGACTAGGTTACTGTTGGATGCACCATTTCAAGTGTCACTCGGCTCGTACTTGTAGGACTTGGGCAGCAGGCGGACCTATCACCGAAGATTCAGTATCTGCAGATTGGCAAAGTAAAAACGAGCAGAAGGTCGAAGAGAAGCGCAAGACTAAAAACTCTCCAGACTGGCATGATTCTGATGCCCCAGATGCTAAGGGCAGATTCAAAAAGCTTGGAGTCAAAGCTCTTGCTGCATGGTTGATTAGGACCAGAGGCGGAGACATGCGCAAGATAACTGGCAGTCTAAACCAACAGATAGTATTCAATCGTAACGACAATCCATCGTATGCTAAGAAGATGGAAAGCGTTAGAT